ACGGGAAGGAAGACGAACACGACCTGTTGGGGAAGTAAAACCCCAACCGCCGTACTGCCGAGGAACTGCGACAGGAATCTTCAAGAGATTACATCTCTTGATGATGTCAAAGTTCCTAAGAAGAGACCATTGAAGGATACCATCCTTCATACTCTCTAAGGGGCCTACTAAGTAGGAAACCGCCTTAGAGATTGTCTCTCCACGGTAGAAGGTCGGATTCTCGAACTTTCCATCCGGAAGATTGTTCTCATGCTCTATGAGCATGCGCAACTTGGGTACTTCAATGTACTCAAGACGCGAGGTATATGGAATCTCTGTGAAGAAGGCGATCTTAGAGGACTCAAAATGAGAGCCCGCTGAGATCATTCCTCCACAGAGAGACATGTACCTCTCATAGAGACGGAACAACTTCGGATCGTGGAACATGGTAAGGTTGTCATCCCCGCAGAAAACTGCGGGGACAGTTAACTTCCCTATCATGTCCGCGGTGGGGTCACCTCCCATGAGGGCCCCTGCGGAATAATAGGCCTCTTCAGCCACAGCGAGTGCAAACTCGTTGATGATCTCAAGAAAAGCCCAATTCGCCGGGTTCCCCATGGGGGTCCCACGGAGTCCGAGAATCCTCGTCTTATCAGGTAGGATGTAGTCCTGTGGACAGAATACAAACCCTATGAGGTGATTGAGGTATCGGTACTTCGGGTGCTCCTTAATGAAGTTCCCGAAGAACCTCCTCGTAAGAGTCTCCACTAGGGACCTCGCGAAGGTATCAGTTGCCGACGTGAGGTCCGTAGAAAGGAAGCGAATCTTACGAGGATCCGAAGAAATCCTCTTCCACCACAAAGGGTGCGCATCTTTCCACGCTCCAAGGGATTTGTAGCGATATCCCTTATAGAGGATCAAACAATAATGATCCTCTGCAAGGAATTGGTAGATCACCGACCTTAAGAGTTGGAGGGCCGTGGTAACCACAGCAGGAGCTGTGGTAACCACTCTGCACTTATCCCCTCTCTCAAGGATAGGGACTACCTTCGATGGGTACAACGGCTCATCTGCACTCGGAGGTTCCTGGTGATCGAGGACCGCTGAGATCCTCTCATGTGGATCTTCATCCACAAAGAGGAACTCATCGGGATCACCAGGTAAATAACCTTCGAGGCGGAGCCGATGGAACAGGCAAGAGAGACCCCAGGCCTTGTAGTCGGCCCCTGCGATGTTTCCTGAAAAGAACATCCCAGGGCCCCCTCCAGGAGCTTGAGGTTTCCTTTGCCCACCCGAACCCAATCGAGTATCGCGTACAAGAGGCAATTCTAAGAATTCCTCGAAGAGTCTGGAAAACCAGACTGACTTTCCGCCCTCTTTGAGTGTACACTCAAAGGAGGCTGCGGGAGTCAGAGTGATTTCTGGTGACCGAACTCTACGAGGTAAGAACCTGTTATACCAGGAGTCCATAAAGTGATCTGCATGACTCAAAAGAGGACATTCGTACTCCTTTGAGACCAAATCACTGAACTTCTGCAGGGTCTTTGCCACTTTGTCTTTGGACGGTTTTGGAAGTGATCGTTTCCAGCTCCGGATAAGGAAGAGATACTCCTTTGAGGGTTCCCGTAAAAGGAACCAAAACTCAACGGGGTGACTCTTCCCCACAAGAGCTGGCGCGAGTTCCGGCTCGTCGAGTACAGACTCGACGGCTACCCAGGCCACGTAATCGCAGAGGCTTTTCACACAAGTGATAACCTCTGGGAGACCGTGTTCCAGGTATAATCGGAACATCCAGCACCAAATTCGGGAGATCCTCTGGTACAA